TATCGGTAGACTTTCCGTGCCATGAGGAAGTAATCGGGAGTCGAGAAGACATACCCGTGCTCGTAGTGGGCGTGGAGATCCTCGGAGAACGTCCTGACGCAAGGCTCCCTATCGTATACTGCTGCTGCTACTTCAATGGGGGTCATCACTCTCCCCTGTAACCCATGACAACTTGAGGAGCGCCGCCCCCGTTCATTGCCATGCGTGGAATGGCTGTCCTGTCGATCACTAGGCCGTTCTTGATAGCCTGAAAAGCCAAACTGAAGGCGTCAGCACCATGAGATGACCAATCGTGATTGGGAACTGCCCGGATCGTCACGCCATCCCGTTCTTCCTTGGAGTGATAGGCATCAAGGGATTCAAGGCCGGCTCGGCATCCGCTTTCGTTGAACCAGACACGAGGGAATGCGTCTAAGGCTAGGTTGATGCCATCCCAGACTGAGGATTGCCGTGGAACAGGCACGACATTGGCAAGCCCTCCCGTCTTGAGAGCCTCCTGCCATAGCCCTCCGTTGACCTGAGCAGCATCATGGGGGATGAAGACTGCACCATAACGGTATTGCTTCTGCATGAGGCGTCCCGCCCAATCTGCCGGCGTAGCGCACCCTTCACCACCAGAGAGACATTCTAGGAAGTTGATACGGTCTCCCATGAGTGACCAGATCCAACAACGCTGATTAAGAGGAGCGCCTACATCAAAGGAGGCGTACACAGGCACCTCCTTGAACCAAAGAACGTCATCACTGATCCGTTTGGCCGCTCTAGCGTCACTGATACTCTTCGAATAGATTGCCCCAGGGCGTCCGATGTCAAAACTCGTCTCATACTCCTGCTCAAAGATGTGTTTTGGCGTCCCTCTCTGAATGTCTGCTAACTCTTGAGGGTCAAGGATACCACTCTCAGAAGCCTTGAGACGAAGCGTGAACCATGAAGGATCTAGTAGAGCTGACTCCCAGAGACGCCAGAAGTTGTCCCGGCCCTTGGGCGTCCCAATCATCGTTGCCCATCCTTGGTAGTCAGACAAGCATGGCCTAATAACCGCAAACCACGCTTGAGGATCAATATCAGCAAACTCATCAATAACTACGCCGTCTAGGTAGATGCCTCGCAGTCGCTCGTAGGCTTCTCCTGAGTAAAGGCGTATGGTAGCCTTGTTAGGGAGGGTAATTTGTAAATCAGCCTCGTGCACCTTGATGTCAGGCATGGTAGAGGTGAACTGCTTGAGATAGCCCCACGCAATGTCTTTGGTCTGGTCGCGGGTAGGAGCAAGGTAAGCGTATCTAAGCGCCGGCCCTTCCCTCTTATGGGTCAAGGCACGGTTGAGAAGGTCTTGAATGCACCCAAAGGTCTTCCCCCCTCTTCGATGGACAACAAGACAAGCCCATCTCTGCTTGCGCTCAAGATAGCTTCTGAACTGCTCGCGCGGGTCTAGGTAGACTCGGAGCTTGCGTCTAGGTGATGGCAATGGGTTTTCCACCTATAATGACTTCAATATCGAGGCCGGTGATGTCCACCTTGTCGGGTTCGTTCCATCCCTGGCACTTAGCCAACATCTCGCCATACTTTGCGGCGTCACGATGCTCTTCATTGATGAATCTGGCGTGAATGGTGCGAATGAAGTTGATTCGGTTACACTCCATTGCGTCTTCCGCTTTCTCGCGTAGCTCTGTGACCCGTCTTGAAATGTCTTGTTTTTTGACAAGGGTGGTAATGTTGCGCCGGTCACTCTTGTAGCCGGCTTTCTTGGCTGCCCTGTTAAGCGTGTCTCCTGAAGCAATAGCCTTTGCAAGTTTCTCCTGCTTAGGCTTTAATGGCTTTTTCTTCTCAGTCATTTGGAGAGCTTTGCAATTTCTCGGTTAATTAGCCACTGGGCCTTTTTCAGATCCTCTACCTCTTTTGTCGGGTCTTTCTTGCCTGCTCTGAAGATGTATTTGACGGCGTTGCCTCTAGCGAATGGGAGGTGGTCAATTAGGTCGATTAGCTCAACTCCCGTGATGCCAGGGGCTGAGTAATGCGAGGGGTTAATTGGATCGCTCATGGGTATTTAATCACCGTGCGGTTTTGCTTCTTGAGGAATATCGTTCCCCGTGGCAACCATTCGGCGTCAGGTTGCTTTATATGCTTCATGCCTTCGGTGAATGCTTGGATGTTATCGCGTCGCGCGTCACCTTTACCAGACGTGGTGCCTGCTTTTCCAGTTTTGCAACTCATGTTATTTCGGAAATTATACTTATTCAGTTTTTTGTGTCAAGACTTATGTTAGTAATTCCAAAGGTGTGATTGGACAGGCATCCGTTAGCGGTGTGTCGGTTGAGTTATTTGTCATTTATAGGAAGTTTAGTCAGTTTATTGAGTTATTTGTCATAAGGGATAAATGGTTGAAATGTCCTTGAGTCGGGTTATGACAGAATCAGCTTTTGACTCCTCAAAGCGTCCCTTGAATTGCGCTGCCGGGACATTGCTAGTCCAGAACAAGGGAAGGTTATTTGCCCTCCTTGTGTCTAGAACGTCCCAGAATGCCGTTAAAACTTCGCCAGAGGCTTTTTCCTGAGCTATATCGTCTAAGACCAGAATAGTGGCTTTACGGGCATCCTCAAGCGATTGACGGGCATCGTGGCGCTCCCTTGGGTCGTCGCTTCGGGTATCCTTGAGTGCTTGGGCGAGTTGAGGCCCTGTCATGAAGGCGAAGGATTTGCCCTCTAAGGCTAGTCTTTTCACGATCAGAAAGAGGCAACGTGTTTTACCAAGGTTGGTGACTCCCACGAATCCTACTCCCTGGGGGCCGAAGGTGTAGGAGTTGGCGATCTCCTGCATCCGGGGGGAGAGTCGAGTTGGATCTGTTTCGTACAGGTTCGGGCCAAAGGTCTCCCTGAGATTGTGCAGAATGGATTCCTTGCGTGAGTTCTCCTGTTCTGCCTTGCGTTCTGCGATGTACGCCTCGCTACAGGCATCACATCGGCCATCGTCAAAGTGCCGGGTTCTGCCGTCTTGGATGTAGGCTTCGTACTCGTACTCTGTGCCGCATGAGCAACGATTGCTTTGGAGAATGAGGTTCATACTGCCGCTACCCTCACAACGCTTTCCTCACCAAAGACTGATACGGCGTCTGCGTAGTAGTCGATTGACCCGTCTGGCTTGCGAGGGGTCAGGTCGGGCTTTGAAGTGCCGAAACCTGCCCTTGGCTCGTAAATGCCCTGGTAGTTGCCGGCTATGGAGTGACGGATTGCCGCAATAGCTCCATGAGGCCCAAGCTCCACCAGCTTTTTAAGCTGCATCTCAGCGGCGAGGGGAGTGCGCTTGGTTTTCTTCTGCTTAAGGTGTTCCCCCCACTGCGCCCACGCTTCCCTAAACTCTGCCGTATTTAGCCCTGAAGGAATAACTTCACCGATACTAGCCCCCTTGGGGGCCTTTACGGATACGCCTTCGTCTTCGTCTACGGATACGTCTCCGTCTAGGTGAGCATTTGATATCATATGCGTAGCATCTGCTACGCAAGTGCTATGCATCTGCTCATCATATGCAGGGAACTTACTGGCATTTGACCTCACTTGCTGTCGGAAATCATTGATCTCCAAGTACCTCTTCCCGTCCTTTGCCGGGTACACCCTTACAAGAGCCGAGTTCACGCAAGCGGTGAGCCACTTCTCGATGTCCGAGTCGGATACTTTCTGCAACAGGAGGGGGTAGCATGCGGCTCGCAGTAATGCGGGCTTTGCGTAGTACCTCCCGTAATCGTCCACTACCGACATAATGCGTCGATAGAAAACCTCTTCTGGCCAAGAGAGCTTTTCAAACTTCTCACTGGTCAGGATGCCTTCTCTGATGATTCGGTTTGGCATATTATTAAAACTTCTCTATCTCCCAATTTCCCTTCTTTTTGGTGATAGCTTGAAAGTGAAACCAAGGGTACTGCTCGGCAGCTACCTTGATTTTTACCCGTGCGTCATCCATCCAGAATCCCTTAACCTCATGGAAAACTACTGCCCCGTCCGGGTCTATCACCATGAAGTCAGGCGTGTAGGTTGTCAGGTTCGCTAGGCGTAGCTTGACTGCTTCAAATCGGTAATCTATGAGCATTCCCGTCGTCTTAAAGAGTTCAAGGCGGGAGGCGTATTCGGCCTCCGTCTTGTTCATCTTGCCGGGGGTATGCGAGAGACGGGCTAGGGCGCGGCGTGGTTTCATTCCTCCATCTCCTGTGCCTGGGCGTGACGAATTTCCAATATGCAGTTCTTCAGTAAAAGGGACATCTCTGCCTCTTTTCCGTGGAAGGTACGGATCACTTGATACTGGTGATATAGAAGGCCAACACAAAGCTCGATGGCCTCATGCTGGCCGTCCGTCATGCCATCTGAGTAACCGTCTGCGTACCCATTGGTGAACCCAAACTCACACCTATCTTTAGGAGTAGGAATGAATGACTCAGGAGCATCGCCAAGGTGACGAATACCGAGCGTTGACCAAAACTGCTTCCATTTAGCGTGTATTTTATCCTTCATTTTTTGTAGGGGCGTGTTGTTTGGTTAGGTGATCAATATGATTAAGTAGAGACTCAACCAGTGCGATCTGGTCATCTAAAGCGACTTGTAGCTCATGCCGGTCAATCTCCATGTCTCTTATATGATCGGCCAGTTTCATGATGGCCGATAGATCATCTGCCGGGGTAGGGGAGACAGGGGCGAAGTTGATGCGTCCTATAGTCATGCGTACTCCAGGGTGAAGGTCTTGATGAAATAGCTGCTGTAGCTCTTGCCATCCCGGTTGATTGTAGACTCCTCAATCTGGTGGCCCTCTCTGCGGAGTTCATGGATACGAGCCGCGAGGCGAAAGCAACCGAAGTTGTTAAGAGCATCCAAGGCCGTGAGTGACCCGCCGTTGTTAAGGTGATCCAAGATGACTTGGGCCTGAGTCGGGTTCTTGTGCGAGGCGATCATAGCTTTGATCCCTCCTGTTTCTTCTTATGGAAGCTCCCAAAGCAGAAGCTCCTAGACTGAAGAAGACCGCGTTTTTCTAACCAATCGTTGCAACGGCGTAGGGTCTCAGCAGCCGAAGAAGGGGACATATCATAGTCACCCGATTCCATAGCGTCGATCCTCATGGCCTTTCCGTTCATCGTGCGAGCGCCATCAGCTTTCATTTGCCCCCCTTTGCCGCTACCAGCGACACAGTTGCCTCGCCGTCAATGATCTCAACGGGGAGGGGTTCTGTGGTAAATGACGCCCATTCCTTTTGGAGGGATGAGGCGCTGATCGTGATGAACTTGGAGGCTTTCGCCTGCCCGATCTTGGAAACCACCTTGAGAAGGACGGCCTCAGAGTCTACAGACTGCCGGCCCTTGCGGGTCTGGAGCTTGTATCCTGGGACTTCCTTGCCCTCTGCGATCCATGCCTTCATCTGGCCGTCGACTTCCCACTCCTCAACGAGGGTGACGAACTTCTTGTAAGCTCCCCAGAAGCGTGATGCGGTCTCAGGACTAGCAAGGATAGCCTCCTTGCTGAATCCTGCCGCCGCGATCTCTGCCGCCTCGTCCATAGCCACTAGGCTCTTGATAGGCTTCGTGAAGACAGGGCAATGGGCCTTATTAGCGCACCATCCGCAGTAGCTGTTCTCAGTGGGGGCCTCATTCTCCTTGTTGCTGATGCGCTCCCAGAGGGCTTTGATCTCCTCCTCTGCCTCGTCGCGGGTGACTTCAAAGCTGAAGTCATCCTCTGAGTCGGCGTAGACTAGAACGCATTTGCAAGAGGTGTCTCCGTAGACTTCCATAGCTGCATAAGCCAAGGCCGTGAGCTGAAGGCGATAGCTGGAGGCCGGTTGAGAGCCGGTCTTCAGATCGACCACAACAAGGCCGTGAGCTGAGTCACGCCCGACATAATCGGCGTACCCGTAGCTGACCTCCTCAAAGTCGAGGGCAAGCGGGAGCTTTTCCTCCACTGACAGGATCTCAGGGACGTACCCCTTGATCCTGTTCGCGGCGCTGATGATATATGGATCGAAGGAAACCTCCGTTCCCTTAATATGACCCTCTACCAGATCATGCTTGTCCGTCCCACGCTTCGCGGCCTTGCCAACTGGCTTGCCGGCGAAATGAAGACAGGCATTGAGCTTGTCCAGCTTGCTGTAGCCCAGAGGGTGATGGCTGCGCTCGGCGCTCATGCGGCCTCCTTCATTGAGGTCTCGACTGCGTGAGCAACCACCTTCTCCCATGCCTTCGTCAGGCGGGTGAGGGTGGCCGGCTTGAGGTCGGCTACATACTCGGCGTTCTCCTTGTTCGCTCCCTTGGCGTTAACGAATGCCATGATCTGCGCCTCAGTGATGCCGTCTTTATCTGCGAGGGCGAAGACTGCCTCTGCGGGATTTGCTCCCTCCTCGTAGGTGAAGTCTGGCTTAACTGGCGTATTCTCAATCAGCGTGACCTTCTCAGGCTCCACGGGGGAGGGGGCCTTGACCTTGGTGAATCCGCCTGCGGGGCGGGTGTCGAAGTCTGCCACCTCCTCGGAGAGGTAG